CGGACGAAGAAGAGATAAAACCATAACTGTATTTTCCCATTTTGGAGTTTAGTGCACTAAGCTGGCTCTGAATATTTGACGATGCACCGCTCAAATATCCCAGCTCCGTAGATGATACTCCGGACGCCGCCACCTTCCCGGAGCTGTTGGAGATCAGCGCCCGGGATGCGGTCAGGTTGCTGGTCAGAATGGACGAAACCGCTCCCGTGAGCTTTCCGATGATGCCACTCACAATGTTAGTAAATGACATCTTGCGCATGGTGGCAGTGCCATTATTGCCGGCCACGAACAGATCACTGTCACTGGGGGCCGTTTTCTCTGTCAGATCCGTTATTTTCTTTTTGCTGTAATCAGCCATGTTGTCACCCCCTTACAGCGTGTCAATGTAGGCCTGTGCGTAGTTCATGAGCTTCGTAGCCTGCCCGGCGGCGGTGCTGTCGGTGATGACACGGTCTATGCGCTTGTTATCGGCAATGATCTCGCCGCTCTCGTTGATCTCGGAATAAGTGATCGACATACGTTTTCCGACTGCGTCATTCCAAACAGTAATAGACGTTACAACCTTCATGCTGCTCTCCTTTCATTGTTGATATCCGTTATGTGATCCAGTGCGCTCTGGCCGTAGTCAATGGCGGTTACTTCTTCATTCGGCATTCTCGATTCGAGCCTGTGCTGACCGGTATCAATCTGCTTGGTTTTCATCTCCCAGCCAAATTTTAGGCCGGGTGCGCCGCAGACCACGAAATAGTCATGTTTACGATCCTGAATGTAGCATTCACCCTGCCCGTAGGCCTGCAGGAAGACCTGATATTCTGCGCCGTCCTGAACGGTCTGAGCAAATACCGGATCAATGTAAATACGGCATTGACCATCATCGGAAATGATACCTTCACCGATATCACCGAACATTGGCGATGTGGTTTCAAAAGCATACAGATACCGCCGCCCATAGTCCTTTGTGTCTATGACTCTGGGTTTCATTACAGTCGCTTCAACAATTGCGGCTGTAATTGTTCCGTCGCTTTCTACATTGCTCCCGGCAGCTTTAAGCAGGTACTTTGCAATCGTGGCGTATATGCCGGATGAATACAGCGTCAGCCCATCGCCCTTGTATTCTGCGCGGATGCCGTTTGACGGATTTTGGATGTACACACCGCAGGACTGCCCAGAGCTCTTTGAATAGACCTGAATTGTGCCGTTTTTCAGCAGGGTGTAATCACCTGTCGATGTCTTATACACACCAAAGCCGTACTTACTCAGATGGAAACCGTCCGTCAGGACGCCAGTCTGTGAGGATGGATCAAGCGCATGCCGGCCTCCGGTGTAGATCGCCTCTGATGCGATAGTTGCGCCACCGATGGAGCCGCTTGTGCTGTGGATCGCACCGGTGAAGTCACCTTCTTGCGCCCAGAACTTGCCGTCTTCCGTCATTCTTGAGTTGGTGGCTTTCCATGCAATCTTGTCTGCCTTCAGCCGGATGCTGTCGGCCTTCTGCGTAATAAGGGATTCAGCCTGCGCAGAGGTTATTTTTGAGCTGATGCTAGTTGCATTCTGGGTGATCCGGGAAGATAATTTATTGTCTTCTTTTTGCCTGTCAGTCACTTCCGTGCTTATTGACGTAGCATTTTGGGTGATTCTGGAATCTAATCCTGAGACTGCATCCTTGCGATCTTTAACTTCGGTTGTGATTGACGTAGCATTCTGGGTGATTTTGGTAGATAACTCACTTTCTGCAGTTGTCCGGTTTGTTACTTCTGTTACGATTTCGTTGTGCGTCTGCGTGATCCTGGTGCTCAGTGATGAGTCTCCGGACTGTCTGGCCGTGATCTCCGACTGCAGGCCGCTCGCATTGTTGGTGATCCGGGTGTCAATCGTGCCGATCGTGTTCGAGTCACTGCCGTTTATCTTCGTCGATGACGAAATAGACAGCTCCCCGGTGTCCAGATCCCAATAGTTCTGTGGGTTGCGCGGACTGATGATCTTACCGGTGCCGATATAATTAGCGTTGATCATCAGGATATTGCCTTCTTTGTAAATCCCCATGATCTCGCCGTTGTTCGTCAGGATGTTGAATGCTTCGTCCTGCGTCAGCGCCGCGGCTTCGCGGATGAATACCACCGTTTTCCGGCCCATGATGACATCAAAGCCACCTTCGGCATACAACGTGCATCGGATCTCTTTGGCTTCCATCGGTGCCGCATACATCCAAGCCTCATCATTATCAACCAGGAATGCATCATCATAGTCGATCAGGAACGCGGCAAAGAGATACTGCACTTCGCTTTCGTCCTGCTCCGACTCATAAATGGTTGTGTAGTTGACGCCGTCCTGTGTTTCTTCGATCCGGAAGCGCCCATTATAATTCTGCCGATTGACAGATGTGCCTTCGAAATACCATGCATTAAACACGACATCCTGCGCAGACAGGTCACCGTTCTGGTTTAGTACACTAACAACGCTCTGCGATGCATCCAGCGTATAGGCCCGGCCATCCGCGCCCACGCTGATCTTGCTGATGTCGAACGTCTTTTTGACCGTCAGGATGCCCTGATATGTTGCCGTGATCTGCACGGAGCCGGTATCCGTCGTTAACCGGGTCACCTGATAGGTGTGTGTGGTGGTGTTCCAGTTGCCGGTGACGCCGGACGTCTTCGAAATGCCATAGGAGCAGTCTGCTGTCACGTCCTGCTGACCATAGTAAACAATGACCGTCGTTGTAACATCACAGTAGCCGTCCGGATCCGGATTGACACCGACGAACTCAGACGTCAAATGCATCGTCATTCCTGAGGTGTGACTTGCAATGTTGGCAATGTAGTCATCCAGCACTTGGCCGTCAACCGTCACGCCTGCCGTTGCCAGGCGAAAGTCACCGCTGTCCAGATCCCAGTAGTTATACCCTCGCTGATCCGACAGGATGCCTGTAACGATATTCTCCGCGTGGATCGTCTGGGAGTCGATGGCTGTGCCCCATACCCAATCTGTGCCGGCCTGGTTGCGCGTGTGTGAGATCTCGATACCCTGAGTGCCGATGCACAAAGCGCCGTAGGTGCTGCTTTCCGGGTCCAGATCCTCGAACAGGATCGCCCGGACAGTCTGATGCTCAGCAACGCCCTGTTGAAGTTTAAGACGTGTATTGAGCAGATCCAACGTACCACGGACACGATCAGCGTAGACGTTTCCGTTTGTGTCGACCACTTCGCCCACTACCGTCATAGCGGTGTTCATTTGGGTGAAATAGTCATATTGTGCGTCACCGATGACAACATCCTGAATGCAATCATGTATGCAGTCCCAGGTGATGCTGAGCACTCGCGCCTGGACGTCAACATCCAGATCGGAGTATTTAACGTGTACCGTATCGCCCAGCGTGACGGTCTCCAGCTGCACATAATCCTTATATTCTTCCGTCTGTGCCAGATCCACCATACTGACGTTAAGAGTGATATCCGGCACATCACAGTTATCATCATACATATCCTGACAGGCGGCAATCAGCGCATTCTGAACGTCTGCCAGCGTTTCAAAGACAATATCCCCCGGCTGAGGATCACCCTGCAGATCAGAGCGCAGCTTGATGTTTTCAAATTTAACGACGGTAGCATGGACGATTGGATATGATCCAATGAGTGGGCTGTTTACATAAGGCGCCGTGTCCGGAAGTGTCCGGCCATTGTAGGCCAGCGGATAGATCCGTGTAATTACATTCTCTTCGTTTATTGTTGCTTCGATGCCGGTGATGTTCTTCCGGTGCAAGATCTGCACGCCGTTGTCAGCGCCGGCCCTCGCGTTCAGGATAACCGTATAGTTATCATAAAGCGGTTCACCGCCCCAGCGTTTGACAAAGCTGTTCGACTCGTTGCCGTTCAGCGCTTCGATGAGGTTCTGCCGGACATAATAGGCCGTGTTGATGGTGGTGATGTCGGATTCGCCGGAATAGGATGTGCCGTTCATCATCCAATCCAGCGCCTGCTGCCCATTGCACTGTACGGGTCTCACGTCCTGCAGAAAAACATTGTTGGCGGCGTCAAGGAAGATCGGTCTGCCGTAGGCCTGCACGGTTTCCTCGGTCTTGTTGACTTCGTACAGTCGGAACAGCTGTTTCTTGCCCATAAAAGTAGGAGCGGCAACAACCGCCCCTGTTACTATGTTTTTCCACTTCCCTTCCGGATCGCGTGGGCATTCCAGATACATCTCCCACGTGTCTTTGAGCTCCGCCTCGACGGTACACTCGACAGGATCCAGAACAGCATCACCGTTTACGCTATAGTTCGTATTGGTTGGGATGTAAATCTGTATCATAATCTTCTTCTCCAACGTGGGATAACCTGCAGTGTCGGGCCACCGGAAATACTTACATCATTCGCACCGGGTACCAGCCACAAATCAGCATAGTCACCAGTGACGGCTGTGTTCTGCATGACGCCGCTGGCCGTACGGTAGCAGATCATCAGATCCGTATCAATGGTGACGCCCTGGCCGACGTTGACCACCATCGTTTTACCGTTCACGCTGAGCGTTGCGTTGCCCTCTCCAGACAGGATATACAGCGGCTTGCATGTGTCGTAATAATTTGTATAACTGTTCGTTGCCACCCGTCCGGATGTCAGGTATGCATACCCTCGGCAGGTAAATACCGCGGTAAAGCGTCCGCCCATGCGATGATCCCGGCTGACATTGCTGCCGATCTCGACTTTGACAACCTCATAAAACCAATCCGGATCATCGCTCAGGAACAATCGCTTATCGACATCATCGAACAGCCACGCCGTCACCGCCCGGAACCGTGTCATCCACTGCGTTTCTGGGACGTTGACCAGGGCAAAGTCAATCGAGATCTCGACGTCCTGCACGGTTCCCTCGTCCCGATGAAGAAGGCCGTCGCGTGACAGCACTTCAAATTCTGTGATGTCAGCAATGGCAGACGGTATGGATGGCCGTGTTTCAATTATCAGGCCCTTGGACAGGGCCGTGGCTCCGTTGTATGTAATGGTATAGTTCATCATTTGCCCATCATCCTCAGCTTACTGGCCTGTGCGTGGTTGATCTGCCCTATTGCGACCTCTGCCGTTGTCCGGCAGATCTCTTTGCCGTCAAGCATGACCGGAATTGTTGCGTACATGACTGTATCGCTGTTGCCGGTTGCTTCTCTGATCATCCTCAACAGATAATCCTGTCCAACGATCATCTCAGCCCCAGCTTCACCGCCGCCTAATGCTTTGCCGCCCATTGCCCCGAAGATAGTCGGGTTTGTCAACAGCATAGCCTGATCCATGGCTTTCTTATACCATTCCACATGCAGTGTTGCTGGATTCGGGATGCTCCCCAGTACAGGCACCTCAATCAGCTCATACTTGATATGCGGCAGTGGGATCTGCGGCCACGTGAATTCGAAGTCGAAGAACCCTTTGATCGTCTCAATCGCGCCGCCGATCTTCTCCGTGATGCTGTTCCAGACCGATTCGATCTTTTCCCACATCGCGCCAAAGGTGGAGTCCCATGCTTCTTTGATCGTGGCCAGTGCCGTGCCGATCGCAGTGAATACTGGTGACAATACTTCATTCCATGCCGTTTCAATCGCGCCGAATACCGTTTCAACAACCGGCTGAACCTTTTCTTCCCAGACGGACACGAACGTGGTTTTCACTGCATTCAGGAATACGGCTATCTTCTCGAATACCGGTTTCAGCACCTCAGTCCATGCGGTCTTGATCGCGCCGAATACCGTGTCAATCATGGGCTTTATTCTGGTTTCCCAGACGGCCACGAAGGTATCACGGACGGCATTCAAAAAGAATGCTATCTTTTCA